TTTAGACCAAAGACCTAGATCAGGTTCAGACCTACTAGTCAATAGAGATTTAATGCGACAGATGAATATTAGTGTCAACCCTAATAGAACGTTTGTATTAAGTAAAAGAATAAGACCCATTGAAAAAGATGGTAAAAAAGATAAAATTGGCTTTGAAAAGAAATAAAACCTTGACAAGGACGATAAAGAGTGATATAATTAAACAATAATCAAGGAGATATAATGCAAGAAGTGAAGTTATTAAGATTGACCACTGGCGAAGATGTAATTGCTAAAGTGGGTGAGAACGACCAAGGTGTAAGTTTACATAAACCATTTGTAATCATACCACAACAATCAGCACCAGGAAAACCTATACAACTTATGATGAGTTTGTATAATGCGTTTGGTAAGAGTGATACAATTACTCTAGCAAAAGATAAGATTGTTTTTACTACAGAACCAAAAGATGATCTTGTAAAATCGTATGAGGCAAATACTAGTACGATAATTCAATCAAAATCAAATCTAATTACAGAAAACAAACTACCTAAACTTTAATAGTGATTACTGTTTACTTTGTAAGAGACGGCTCTAAAATACGAGTTGATGTTCCTGTGAACACAACTCTTATGGAAGCAGCTAAACAAAGTGATGTACCTATACATGAAATACCTGCTGATTGTGGTGGGTCTTGTGCTTGTTGTACATGTCACATCCATTTAACTGATCAATGGGTTGACAAACTAGGTAAAATAGATTATAATGGCTTAGAAACTAGTTTGATAGAATATGAAAAAAATTATGTAGAGGGTATAAGCAGACTTGCTTGTCAAATACAATTGAAACCTGAACATGATGGACTAATAGTGAATTTATTAAAACATGAACTTTTATAAAAATGTAATAGAACATCACGGCAAGTTGCTTGTTCGTGGCGTTAGAGACGGCAAAGACTATAAAGAAAAAATAGATTATAGTCCTACTCTTTATGCTATGACACAAGAAGAAAGTCAATTTAAAACTTTACAAGGTCAAAACTTAAAACCTATTACTTTCGGTAATATCAAAAAAGCAAGAGATTTTAAAAGACATTATAATACAGGTAACGCACCAATCTATGGTATGGATCGTTATCACTATCAGTACATATCAGATAAACATCCTAATGAAATTGATTTTAAAAAAGAAGCAATTAAAATATTTACTTTAGATATTGAAACTAGTTGTGAAAATGGATTTCCAGATGTAGAAAATCCTATTGAAGAAATACTTTGTCTTACTGTTAAAAATCAATCTAATAAACAAATCATAACTTGGGGTACAGGTGAGTTTACAACAAGAAGAGAAGATGTTTATTATATTAAATGTAATACAGAAAAACAATTGATTATGGAATTTATGAAGTTCTGGATTAAAAATTATCCAGATGTCATAACAGGTTGGAATACTAAATTTTTTGATTTACCATATCTAGTAAACAGAATAAGAATGTTAACAGATGAAAAAGTTATTAAAAGATTATCGCCTTGGAATTTAATTGAAAGATCAGAAATAACTAGTTGGGGAAGAAACCAAACTGTTTATCATCTATTAGGTATTGTTATGTTAGATTACATGGATTTGTATCGTAAGTTTATACCTGCTAAGCCAGAGAGTTATAAACTAAATTACATAGGTAAAATAGAACTAGGTGAAGTAAAAGATGATAATCCATATGAAACATTTAAAGACTGGTATACAAAAGACTTTCAATCATTTGTTGATTATAATATACAAGACGTTGAGATTGTTGATAAGTTAGAAGATAAACTAAAACTTATTGAACTTATATTAACTATGGCGTATGAAGCAAAGATCAATTATGATGATGTATTCTCACAAGTTAGATTTTGGGATACTCTAATCTATAATCATCTAAGAAAAAAGAATATAGTCATACCACCTAAAGAAGATAATATAAAAGAATTTAAATATGACGGTGCTTATGTAAAAGAACCTTTAGTAGGTTTACATAAATGGGTTGTGTCATTTGATATTAACTCTCTATATCCTCATTTAATAATGCAATATAATATTTCGCCAGAAAAAATTATAGGTGTTAAAAGTAATGGTATTAATGTAGATAAACTTTTAAATCATGCTACGCCACTTACACATTTAAAAACTGAAGGTGCTACTATAACTCCTAACGGTGCTATTTTCAAAACAGACAATCAAGGTTTCTTACCTGAGATTATGGAAAAGATGTATGGGGATCGTGTTGTTTATAAAAAGAAAATGATGATAGCAAAAACAGAATATAATAAAACAAAAGACCCTCAACTATTAAAAGAAATTAGTAGATGTCATAATATTCAGTATTCTAAAAAGATAGGTCTTAACAGTGCTTACGGCGCTGTAGGTAATCAATATTTTAGATACTATGATGTAAGACAAGCAAGTGCTATCACATCAGCAGGTCAATTTGTAATTAGATATATTGAAAAATCTGTAAATGAATTTATGAATGATATATTAAAAACACATAACAAAGTTGATTATATTGTTGCGTCTGATACAGATTCAATTTATTTGACTTTAGATAAACTTGTTGAAAAATTTTGTAAAGATAAAACTAAAGAACAAATTATAAATTTTATTGATAAAGTTGTTGATGGTAAAATTGAACCATTTATTGAAAAATGTTTTAAAGAAGTTGCTGAATACACAAATGCTTTTCAACAAAAAATGGTAATGAAACGAGAAGTAATCGCAGATAAGGGTATCTGGACTGCTAAAAAAAGATATATTCTTAATGTGTTAGATGAAGAAGGTATTAGATTAGATGACCCTAAATTAAAGATTATGGGTATTGAGGCAGTTAGATCATCAACACCTGAAGTATGCCGAGGTAAAATTAAAGAATGTATTAAAATGATTATGACTAAAGATGAAGCAGACGTACAAAAGTTTATTGCTGATTTTAAGAAAGAATTTTTTACAATGAAAGCAGAACAAATATCTTTTCCTAGAAGTTGTAATAATATTAAAAAATATAGAGATAGTAATAGTGTGTTTATTAAAGGTTCGCCTATTCATGTAAAAGGTGCTTTAATTTACAATCATCAAATAAAAGAAAAAGGTTTAGATCATAAGTATCCTTATATTAATGATGGCGATAAGATTAAGTTTATTAAATTAATAGGGGCAAATCCATTTAAGTTTGATGTAATAAGTTATGTTACAACACTACCAAGTGAGTTTAAACTACAAGATTATATTGATTATGAAACTCAGTTTGAAAAAACTTTTATTGATCCTATTAGTTTTATACTTAACTCTATTGGCTGGTCAGCTGAACCTAAGGCAAGTTTAGAAAGTTTTTTTTAATGAGAGTATTACCACTATTTTCAAAAGTCTTTTATGAGACAGTATTAGATTTTTCAGATGATGATTTAAATATGTTTAAGTCTGTTATTGACACTTATGATATAGAGAGATCAGGTACAAAATTAGATACAAGTAATAATAGTTTATCTATCAAAACAAAAGAACTATTTAAAAATCCTACGTTTACAGAGTTAGTAAAAAAAATAAGTGATGAGTTTCTATTATTTCAAAATAAGTATATGAAATATACTAATAATAATTTTGAGATAACAACCTCATGGGCAACAATAACAAAACCTAAACAAGAGTCTAATTTTCATAATCATTTTAATAGTATGTACAGTGGCATATTCTATATAAACACACCTAAAAATTCAGGTAATATAATGTTTGAAGACTATAGAGATAAAAGATATAACTTAGAACCNAACGAACACAATGAATATAATTCACATGCTTTTACGTTTGTACCTAAACCTAATATGTTGATATTATTTCCTAGTGAAATTCATCATAAGATTTTAAAAAATAATTCAAAAGAAGACAGGTATTCAATAGCGTTTAATATGATACCTAAAGGAGACATAGGATATGCTGGAAGCGATTCTTATTTTAGGGATTAGTTTACATTGGGGATTTGCTACAGGTGGCATATTAGCAATAAGAACTGATTGGTCTATACCTAGATTTATATTAATATGTTTAATGATGAGATATTTTTTATTAAGTTATGGCTTTTAATACAAAAGACAAATATGGTGTAATTTATGCTGATCCTCCTTGGTACTTTAAGAGTTACAGTAAAAAAGGTGAAGGTAGAAATGCTACACAACATTATCCTTGTATGAACCTTGAAGATATATGTAAGTTGCCAGTTAGTGAACTTGCTAATGACAACTCTGTATTGTTAATGTGGGTAGTTGACCCATTATTAGATCAGGCATTTAAAGTAATAGACGCTTGGGGGTTCAAGTACAAGACAGTAGGTTTTACATGGGCAAAAACAAATAGTAAGAGTTTAGGTTTCTTTACAGGTTTAGGATATTGGACAAGATCAAATCCAGAAATGTGTTTACTTGCTACAAAAGGTAAACCAAAAAGAAACAGTAAGAGTATACCACAATTAGTGGTTGAACAAAGGCAAGAACATAGTAGAAAGCCAGATATTATATATAACCATATAGAAAATATGTTAGATGGTCCTTATGTTGAACTCTTTGCTCGTAGAAAAAGAAACAACTGGCATAGTTGGGGCAATGAAGTATGACCTTGACATTAGCAATATTTTATAGTATACTACCCCTATTATTTGTATGTTTATTATTATGGATGTGGAACAATGAAAAGTGATTTATATAATGAATTAAAACAATATGCCAATGAAGACAGATTGCCTGTTGTTGATTCTATACAGTTTAAAAGATTAACAGATACTTACACTAAAGAAGTGTTTAGAGAAACACTATCTGAATATATCGCTACAGAAAAACCAAAATTTCCTCTTAGAACTATCTCATTTGAAAAGATGAGAGAGATATTTTTTAAATTAAAAAACTTTGATACTTCTAAGATATGTACACCTCAAAATCAAAATCAAAATCCTGTATTAGAAAAATATGAAGATTACAAGTATCCTTATAAAACTCATGGTCTAGGTTTGATAGAATCATCATCACAATTCAATGACGCTTCAAATTACTTTCACCAAGATTTAAGATTAGATTGTGGCACTTGGCAGTTTAAGTCACCTAGAAACACTTGGGAAAACGGCACACCTAAAGAGATATGGTCAACATTAGGTGGTTTATGGCGTGGTGTAAATAGTTCAAAAGATTTATCACCTGATAGTTATATAGAAGTTATAAGATTAGGTACATATATCGCAACACAATTTAAACCTGTTGTAGCAAAAACTATTTACGATATGACAGAGGCAGAAAAAGTATTAGATACTAGTTGTGGTTGGGGCGATAGATTGTGTGGTTTTTATTCATCAAACGCTAAGATGTATATAGGTTGTGATCCTAATCCTTACACATTTGAAAGATATAAACAACAAGTAAGAGACTATGAAAAAATATTAGGCAATGATAGTGTTAAGATTACTGAAAAACCAGATATGTTTATATCTGAGGGCAAAAAACAAGTGATGATATTTAATAAAGGTGCTGAAGATTTACCTTACGATAAACTACCTAAAGTTGATGTAACATTTACAAGTCCACCTTATTTCTCTACTGAAAAATATAACGCAGGTGGTGATAAAGAAGAAAATCAAAGTTGGGCTAAGTTTGATGAGTACAATAAATGGCGTGATGATTTTTACTTACCTGTGTCTAAAAAATGTATGGATATATCTAAGTTTATTTTAATAAACATTATGGATCCAAAGATTAAAAATAAAAGATATTATTCTAGTGATGAGTTAGTTGATAGTATACCAGATAAATTCATAGGTCAAATAGGTATGAAGATTAGACAAAGACCTAAATCAGATAAACTTTTTGAAAGTGAAGAAGAAAAGAGAGCATTTGAATCTGCTACATATATAG